TGAAACTACAATATTTCAAAATGCATTTGATTATGATGTAATGGATTATAGAAAAGTAGTTGACGTGGTCGACTTCGAAGAAGGTTCATCCGAAGGTATTAATACTTTATTTACACTAGAACAAACTCTAGCTCAGCAAACTTATTTCAGTTACGCTCTAGGAAACTATGGATTTGATTTACTTTCATGGTATACTATGAAAGAGTTTCTAGATATGAGAGAAAAGTTATTAGCTATTCACAGAGATGTACAATTTGATCCAAGAACTCAGTACTTGAGAATGTATCCGCAGCCAGGTACTGATAGATTTTATGGTGTAGTTTCATGTTACTTAGAACGACCATTAAGAGATGTAATAAAAGAACAATGGGTATATGAATACGCATTAGCATTATCTATGATTACTATAGGAAGAGTTAGAGGTAAGTTTGGCAATGTAAATTTACTTGGTGGAGGATCTTTAAATTATGATATGATACAAGAAGGTACCACAAAGAAAGAAGAGCTAGAGAAAAAATTAATGGAAGGAGCTGCTCCAGGATTAGGTGACGGTGAACCTTCTATGTTCTTTGTAGGCTAATGAGAAGAAAGAAAAAATGGAGGCAGGGTGTATTTGTTCCACAAAACCAAAAAAAATTTATAGGGGAGAGAGCAGTTTATAGATCAGGTCTTGAATTAAAGTTTTTTAGATTTTGCGATCAAAATAAAAATATAGTTCGGTGGGGGAGCGAGAATATAATTATACCATATCGTAGTCCTCTTGATGGTAGAATGCATAGATACTACGTTGATAATTATGTAGTTATTAAAGAAAAGAACGTCTTAAAAAAATACTGTGTTGAAATAAAACCGTCAGCTCAAACTAAAAAACCACAAACAAAATACCGTAAAAAACAACATCTTATTTACGAGCAAAAAATGTACGTTACTAACGTTGCTAAGTGGAAAGCAGCTAGAGAGTATTGTAAAAAAAGGGGTTATACCTTTCTTATTTTAACTGAGAAGGAGCTTTTTAGTCGCTAGCGCATAAATAACTTATATGGCCTTAAAATTGAATCTTGTAGTAGAGAACCCAGATGTAGCTGATGAGTTTGAGTACATTGAAGAAGAGACTAATAGAAATGAACCATCTAACCTTTACATTAAAGGTCCTTACATGATGGCTGAAGGGGTAAATAGAAATAATCGATTATATCCTCTAAACGAGCTTAAAAGAGAAGTTAAGCGCTATAATGAAGAAATGGTTATACCGGGTAGAGCCATGGGTGAGTTAAATCACCCTACTAGTGCTGATGTAGACCTTGAAAGAGCTTGTCATATGGTAACTGAAATAACGCAAGACGGTAATGTCTTTTACGGTAAATCAAAAGTTTTAACAACACCATGTGGACAAATTGTACGTTCATTAATAAATGACGGTGTTAAAGTTGGTATGTCCTCTAGAGCATTAGGTACATTAGAAGAAGGAGCTGAGCATAATATTGTTAAAAATATGAAATTGGTTGCTGTAGATTGTGTAGCTGATCCTTCATATCCCAAAGCTTTTGTAAATGGAATTTTAGAATCTAAGCAATGGGTGTTAGCTGAAGACGGTAAATACGAGGAACATTACGATAATTTTGCAGCTAGTTTAGTTAATTTACCGAAAAAGGATGTAGAATCCTTTTTAACTAGTAGAATTTTAAGCTTTATTAAAAATTTGTAATAAATAATAATATGTCAGAAGAAAAAAAGAACATTACTAAGTTTATAGAACGACTTTCTTCTAAAAATTATGCCAAGGCGCATAAATATTTAAAGCAGGTTGTTGAAGATAAAATCTTAAAAAGAATTAACAAAGCAACCGAAAAACCACTCTTTTAATTATGAACCAAGAATTATTACCTGAAAGCTTAAAAGAAGTATTAACAGAAGAAAATGTTAGTGCTATTGAAACAGCTATTAAACAAAAAGTTGAATTAACAGTTGAAGCGGCATTAGCTAATCAAGACGAATTATATTCGGAGAAGCTTGAAACATTAGTTGCTGCTATTGATAAAGATCATACTTCTAAATTAAAAAGAGTGGTAGAAGCTGTTGATACTAATAACGCTAATAAGCTTATTAAGGTAGTTAAAAAATATGAAAAGGATTTAAACGAAAGTGCTAGTGATTTTAAAGAGACATTAGTTGAATCTATTTCAGATTACCTTGAAGAGTATATTGATGAGAGTATTCCTCAGCAAGCTATTGAAGAGGCAACACAAAACAGAACTGCTACCGAAGTATTAAGTAACTTAAGAAAGGTTCTTGCAGTTGATTCTTCTTTAATGTCAGAATCAGTTAAAGCTGCAGTAGTTGACGGTAAGACACAAATTGATAGTCTTACAGAGCAACTTAACGAGCTTAAGAAAGAGAATGAAGTTCTTAAAGAAGGATTTATGGAAACTAAAGCTAACTTGTTCTTAGAGCAAAAAACAGCTAAACTTCCAGCACAAAAAAGAGACTATCTAGTCAAAGTTTTAGGTGATAAGTCACCTTCCTTTATCGAAGAAAACTTTGAATATACAGCTAGACTTTTTGATAAAAAGGAGCAAGAGAGGTTAGAGGTTATAAAAGAGGAAGCTTTTGATAATCGTCAAGTAAAAGCAGACGCTCCTGTTGAAACAATTTCGGAAGAAAAAAGAGAAGTACGTAATCCTTATTTAGAGGAATTACATCGTATGAAATAATTTATCGCCCCGAACAATGAGGTGCTAGCCACCTGAGTAGCATGGGATATATCCCATGAGGTTACAATAAGAAAGGAAACGATTATGAACAAACCACAATCATTTATCGATAGAGATAGAGCCGATGCACTGCTTGAAAAGTGGGCACCTGTTCTTGACTATACTTCTGATAGTATTAAGCCTATTGAAGACGATCACACTCGTTTAAATACAGCAGTTCTCTTGGAAAACCAGGAGAGATGGTGTATTGAGGAAGATAACTCTGGCGGCGCTGGCGGCGGCGGAGCTTTCGGTGGTGGTGCTACTGTTGGAGGGGTTTATAACCCTAACCACGGTGGAGGAAATGCAGGAGACACTCTTGTAAATTCTCAAGACACCTACGCTACTGGTGATGCACGTCTTCCAAAAGTGCTTATTCCAATGATTCGTCGTACGTTCCCTGAGCTTATCACCAATGAAATCGTTGGTGTCCAGCCTATGTCAGGTCCTGTTGGACTTGCGTTCGCTCTTCGTTATGCCTACCAGTCCTCTGCCTTAGGTACAGGAACTGATGGTACTACGACTCGCGACTCGAACACTGGCCCTGGTAACATTCCTGCACCTGATGGTGCTGCGGGTGCTGTCGGACAAGTGTACAATGGCGCTACTGGACTCAACGACGACGAGCTTGGTTATCAATTACTTGATACCAGGTTCACTGGTTCATCCTCCCAGAGACTCTCTGGAAGTTCTGACTGGTCATTTGCCGATCAGNNCAGAGGTGTTGCNCANATNCTNTCNGCTTTTGAGATTACTGGAAACATTCCTCAGGTTGAGGTTAAGTTCGAGAAGACCGCTGTTGAGGCCGGCACACGCCGCCTTGGCGCACGTTGGTCCGTCGAGCTTGAGCAAGACCTTAAGAACATGAACGGTATCGATATTGATGCTGAGATCACGAATGCTATGTCATACGAGATCCAAGCTGAGATCGACCGTGAGATGCTCATGAGAATGATTCAGGCCGCTCTTTCGCAGGGATTTGGAACCGGTTACTCAATCTGGTCCCCAGCTTCTGCTGACGGACGTTGGATGGTTGAGAGAAACCGCGACTTCTATCAGAGATTAATTATCGAGTCCAATCGTATTGCTGTACGTAACAGACGTGGATCTGCTAACTTTATAGTTGCAACTCCTCGTGTTTGCGCCATCCTTGAGATGCTCCCTGAATTCCAGTGGGTACCTGTACAAGGTGACGTCAACACTCAGCCTGTTGGTATTGCAAAGGTTGGTTCACTTGGTGGAAGATTCAACGTTTACCGTGATACTCGTACGGAGGTTCAAAACTCCAACGTTTACACTCAGCAAGCTCAGTACACCGTTAATGGAGCAGCTAATACTCAGACTATTGAGTATGCTCTTCTCGGTTACAAGGGTCCTGAGTTCTACGATACTGGTATCATTTATTGTCCTTACATTCCGGTCATGGTTCAGAGAACTATTGGTCCTAATGATTTCGCTCCTCGCGTCGGGTTACTTACTCGTTACGGGGTCGTTGATAACATCTTTGGGGCTTCTCTGTACTACCATGTGGTATTATGTCAGGGGCTTGGTACAGCGTTTACTCCTGCTTCGCAGTCTGTATATTTCTAATATACAGCTGAGAAAGCAACCCAATTTGAGCAGCGGAACGAAAGTTCCGCTGTTCTTTTTTTATACTTAGATAAATATAAGTAATGAGATTTTCAAAATTATCTGATATTATATTGGAACAGGCTGATGGTTATAAGCCTGTTAAACTACCGTATTCGTTTGATGCATTAGAGCCTCATATTGATGAAGAGACTATGAAACTGCATTACAATAAGCATTATAAAGGATATATTAAAAAGTTAAATGATGCTACTAGCGTTAGACCAGATCTAGAAACATTAGTAACTAAAGCCGCTAATAAAAAAGATGCTATTAAAAACAATGCTGGAGGGGCCTATAACCATCAATTGTTTTGGTTTATGATGACTCCAGATAGGCATCCTGTTAGAGGTTTAATAAAAGAAGAGCTAGAGAAAAGCTTTAAATCAATAGATAACTTCTATGAAGAGTTTACTAAACAAGCTAAATCACATTTTGG